GATAAAGATTATGCCACCATTCAGATCGGAAAGAATCAATCTTTTCTGAAGCAGATGCAGGCACTTGCTCACGAGATGGTTCATGCTCGCCAGTTCCTTCGCGGTGAGTTGACTGCGGTTGGTGTGTGGAAGTGGAAAGGTCGCAATGCTGACAACTACGCTTACACCAACCAACCTTGGGAGAAAGAAGCGTATCGTCTTGAGCGTGAACTCTTTCTTGATTGTTTTCCCTTTGAAAAGATGTAATAAATGGTTATATGCATATACCGAATCAATATAAAAAATGCCTTTACATTTAATCAATATAATAGTATAATACTTGTATAAGATAAAATAAGAGAGATGACTATGAATGGTTTAATGTGTTTTGTTGGGATTGTGTTGATGTTTTTGTCTGTCGGCAGTATAGAGCAAGAAACCATGGAATTGTGGAAGGCTGCTTCTCTAGGCTTTCTAGCATCAGCTCTCGCGTTGTATGGAGCTTTAGGATTAAATGAAGAATATGAAGGTAATTAAAATGAAAGAATATAATGATAATGAATCAAAGAAAATATATGATAGTTTGGAAGCTGGGTTTGATCGCCTGGATAAGTCTATGAATTCCTTCAACAACACCCTGTCAAATATGTATCTGTTTGCATTAGGTTACACTATCTTCGCAGGCGTATATGTCTGGATGGGAGTATAATGACTATTTCTGGAAATGTAATACTAACTGATATTGACGGCGTGGTGTTGAACTGGTTCGCCTCGTTCGACCCTTGGATGAACAGTCACGGGCATTTTAGAGTAGCTCCTGCTGAATATGATATATACAAGGCATATAAGATTCCGAAACAGCAAGCCAAGTTGCTCGTCCGCCTGTTTAACGAGAGCGCTCATATGGGTTATCTGACACCGTTTCGTGACTCTGTTAAATATATGAAGAAGCTGCATGAAGAGTTTGGGTTTGTGTTCCATGCGATCACCAGCCAAACCACAGACCATAATGCGCAGAAGTTGCGGATCATGAACCTGAAGGCTTTGTTCGGCGAAACGCTGTTCGACAAGTTCATCATTCTAGGATGTGGTGATGATAAGGATGCAGCACTAGAGGAATATCGCGACAGCGGTTGTATTTGGGTGGAAGATAAGGTTGAGAATGCTCAGCTTGGAGTGCGTATGGGGCTTGATAGTTTTTTGATGGGGCATGTACACAACCGCCACTGTGTTGATGTTCCTCGAGTCCGTAGTTGGAGAGAAATCTACGAGACTTTATTATAATGAAATTCTATACACACGTTCATGTTCGCGGCAACCACATTAATGTTCGTGGGTATAATAACGGCAAGCGGTTTGTCAACAAGATTGAGTACAACCCGACTCTATATGTTCCCAGCAGGGAAATGTCGGATTTGCGCACACTTGATGGTGATTTCGTCGAGCCTGTGCAAATGGGTAGCATCAGCGAAGCCAAGATCTTCAGTCAGAAGTATGAAGGTGTCTCAAACTTTAAGATATTCGGCTCGAGCAAATGGGCTTATGTGTATTTGAATGAAAACTTCAGTAAGGACTACGATGTAGAACATGTCCAAGTGGCCAATATTGATATTGAGGTTGCTTCCGAAGATGGCTTCCCGTCCCCAGAACTAGCTAACCAGCAAGTCACTGCGATCTGTGTTTCATATAATGAAGGCGGTAGGAAACGCTATCATGTTATGGGGATGGGCGAGTATACGAAAAGTCGTGAGGATGTGACATATATAGACTGTAAAGATGAAAAGCGCCTCCTATCTGTGTTCCTCAACTTCTGGTCTAAACTTGACCCAGACATCGTGACTGGTTGGAACATTGAAGGGTTTGATATTCCATACCTAGTCAACAGGATCACTAAATTACTCGGCGAGAAGGAGGTTAAACGTCTGTCTCCCTTCGGTTGGATAAAGTCTAGGGAGATTACCAAGTTCAATCGCACTGAAATTGTGTATGAGTTGACTGGCATTGCGTGTTTGGATTATCTCCAGCTGTACAAGAGGTTCACATATTCTCAGCAAGAGTCATACAGACTTGATCATATCGCCTTTGTTGAACTGGGCGAACGGAAGCTTGACTACTCTGAAGTTGAGAATCTTAATCAGCTCCATAAAATGGACTATCAAAAATTCATCGAGTATAACATAAAGGATGTTGAGCTTATTGATGCCCTTGACAGTAAGATGAAGCTGATCGAGATGGCTCTAGCAATTGCTTATGATGCTAAGGTCAACTACAATGACGTGTTTGGGCAAGTTGGTATGTGGGATACTCTAATCCACAATCATCTAATGAGCAATGGTATTGTGATCCCACCGATGAAACATTCACATAAATCCGAGCAGTTTGCCGGTGGGTATGTAAAGGATCCGCATGTCGGTATGCATAAGTGGGTGATGAGCTTTGACTTGAACAGCCTTTATCCACACTTGATCATGCAGTATAACATTTCACCAGAGACCTTTCTCGAGGGAGAATATCAAGATGTCAGCATTGAAGATATAATCGACCGGAAGATCGTACCCTCTGAGGACAAGTGTATGGCCGCCAATGGTCATTACTTTAGCAAGGAGAAGCAAGGGTTCCTACCTGAAATGATGGAGTTGATGTACACTGAAAGAAAGGGCTACAAGGGCAAGATGCTTGAAGCTGAAACTGAATTAGAACAAATTAACGAAAGGTTGAATGCATTATGAAAAAGAATACTATTGTGTCTCTTGTGACACTGACAGGCGAGTTTATCGGTAAATATCTTGACGAGACACCAGCTGGTGTTACTATCGGCGATCCTCGAATGCTGGTCCACGGCGAACAAGGTATGGGATTTGCTCATGGAGTTTGTGCTACTGGTAAGAAAGATCCCAAGGAGGTTATGTTTTATAATGGCGGCTTGGTCTTTATTACAGAAAGCAATGCTGACATTGAAAAAGCATACATCCAAGCGACTAGCGGAATCATTATTTAATGGAAAACATGAGTAAAGCTGACCTTCTCGAACGCAAGAAGCAACTTGTCAAAGATATAAGTAAATACAAGAATCTTCAGCTGGCAAAGAAGGTTCAGCTGAACTCGGCATACGGCGCAATCGGGAACAGATTCTTCCGTTACTTTGATGTCCGTAAAGCAGAAGCGATCACCCTGTCTGGACAATTATCCATTAAGTGGATTGAAAGGAGACTAAATGAATACCTCAATAAAATACTCGAGACGCAAGAAGTTGACTATGTTATTGCTTCAGATACGGATTCGGTGTATATTACTTTCGACAAGCTTGTATCTAAATGCTTTGAAGAGGGAAGCGACCCTGTCAAAATTACCAATTTCTTGGACAAGGTTGCAACTGAGAAGCTGGAACCATTTATTGATAAGAGTTATGACGAACTTGCAGTAATCATGAATGCCTTCTCCCAGAAGATGGTTATGAAGCGAGAGGCAATTGCTGACAAGGGCATCTGGACAGCAAAGAAACGATACATGTTGAATGTGTATGATAATGAGGGTGTACGATACGCTGAGCCGAAGCTCAAGATGATGGGAATCGAGACTGTTAAGTCGTCTACTCCCCAGTCTTGTCGTGATGCATTGAAGAAAGCCATCTCAATTATCATGAACAAAGGCGAGCTGGATGCTCAGGAATTTATTTCCAATTTCCGGAATGAGTTTGAGCAGTTACCGTTCGAGGCAGTCGCATTCCCAAGGTCGGTTTCTGATTTGAACAAGTATGTCGTGAAGGGTGCTGACGGACTTGTCATACCAAAAGGGTGTCCGATCCACGTTCGAGGCAGTTTGGCGTTCAATTATATGCTACGCGAACGAAAGCTCACCAAAAAGTATGAGGTCATTCGTGATGGCGAGAAGCTCAAGTTTTGCTATCTCAAGATGCCAAACCCGACAACGCAAAATGTACTGAGCGTGATGAATACGTTACCTAAAGAATTTAATATGGAACAATATGTAGACTACGATCTACAATTTGAGAAGGCATTTCTCGATCCTCTCCGCGTAATCCTTGATTCGGTTGGCTGGAGTTTTGAGAAGAAATCCACACTAGAAAGTTTTTTTGGATAGGAGAAAGATATGAGTGATTTTGATTTTGGTTTTACAATTTTTGACGAGCATGAATTGGATGCAGTTCAAGAAGCACAGACAGCCGCCAATGAAAATTCTACGACTGTTAGCGAACTTGAAAATCGGCTAGACAAGTTGTATAACGTGATTCAACCGTTGTTAAATAATCTAGCAAAGAACCCAGAGAAGTCCTACATCTATTGGCCGAACCGACTTGATAAGTTGGAAGAGTTCAGTGATATGCTTAATGGGATATATAAAGGTTGACTTTTCGATGGTTTTATTGTATAATAAAGTCTGTAATGATAAACCTTCATAGGAATTATAGGAACTGAGATGTTAATTGTAATTGATAATTTTTTACCTGAAGACAGTGTCGCCCTGGAAACAATACAGTCTGATGCTCTTTGGAAGAAGCCACTGCCATACAGCTGGCTTGGCAAAGACGACCCTGCCCAAAATGTTTGGCAACAGATGTGTGCTCACATTTGGGGTTCTGTAGCACCATTGGGCGCGACCCCATCTGATTTTGCTGGTGTCGAGTACTGGACTGGGATATTGAAAGCTAGAGGCAAGAAGAAAGATCTCCCGTGGCATTATGACAAAGACGAGCATCTCTTTTCCAGCACTAAAGATCTTAAAACGCCATTCATCGGCTCAGTATATTATGCGCACAAGGAGATCCCCGATGGCGGATTTCTTGAGATTGATCGGGAAGGTGACGTTGAGCGGATTCAGCCGCAACCTAACCGTTTGATCATATTTGATTCAGCGACGGTGCACCGAGTTGTGCCAATTACAAGCGGAACGCGAAGAACCTTCGCGACCAATATTTGGATTGATAAACCTAATGAGGAAAATTTTAGATGAGCTTTTTAACTGATATGGTGAAGGGGATTGATAACACATCCCTGTTGAGTGATGGCGGCAATAGTTCAGAGTTCTCTGGATCTATTGACACCGGCTCATATATTTTGAACGCTGCTATTTCAGGCAGTATCTATGGCGGCGTGCCAAACAACAAGATTAGTGCCTTTGCTGGTGAGTCTGCTACGGGCAAGACGTTCTTTGTTCTTGGCGTTCTCAAGCAGTTCTTGGCAGATAATCCTACTGGCGGTGTCATTTACTTTGACACGGAAGCTGCTGTCACTAGGCAGATGATGGATGATCGGGGCATCGACACAAAGCGTGTTGTTATTTCTGAACCGTCTTCAATTGAGGAGTTTCGCACGAATGCTACTCGTATTCTTACTACATATATTGAGCAAGGTAAAGACGCTCCTCCCATGATGATGGTGCTTGATTCTCTTGGTATGTTATCTTCTGCTAAAGAACTAGCTGACACTGAATCTGGTAGTGATAAGCGCGATATGACCAAGTCACAATTGCTTCGTGGCACTTTCCGCGTGCTTTCGCTAAAGCTTGCTAAAGCTAATGTGCCGCTGTTAGTCACTAACCACGTCTATGATGTGATCGGCGCATACATTCCTACCAAAGAGATATCTGGTGGCAGCGGCTTGAAATATGCAGCCTCTTCGATTGTGATGCTCGGTAAGAAGAAGGATCGTGACGGAACTGATGTCGTTGGTAATATCATTAAAGTTACTATGCATAAGTCACGATTCACTAAAGAGCAAAAGAAGGTTGAAGTTAAGTTATCATATACCAGTGGCCTTGATCGTTATTATGGTCTGGTCGACCTTGCTGAGAAGTATGGCATCTTCAAGAAAGTTGCTACACGAATTGAGCTTCCTGATGGTCGTAAAGTATATGCCAAGGCCATTTACTCAAATCCATCCGAGTATTTCACTGATGATATTATGACCCAAATCGAGGTGGCCGCTGGTAAAGAGTTTAAGTATGGGCAAGTTGGTGTTGATGAGGTTGTGGAAGAGGAGGTATCCGATGCTTCCGAAGTATGAATTATTTGATCACGATGAAGGATTTCATGACAAACACTGGTGCTTAAAGATATTGGATGGCGAGTTAGAGGGACTCGTCTACCAATATGACACTGTGTCGTTCAACGAAGACAAAGACGGGCAGGGCGTGTTGGATTTTAATATCTTGACTGTTGAAAATCCTAGCGATTATGACCTGACTGCTGAGACAGTCACTACTTTGCTGGGAAACATACTTGTAGATATAATTGAAGAGCAGTTAGCTGACATTGCTAAAGAAAAAAAGGATTGACTTCTTCCCGTATTAATAGTATAATATGCAGTAGCCTAAAATTGAGAGAGAGAGAGCATGGGAACAGAAACAGTTATTCTGAGGCATCTGCTGAATGATGAGAATTACACAAGAAGTGTGCTGCCTTATCTATCACCAGATTACTTCAGCGACCGTATTGAGAAGACGGTCTACGAGCAAATAGACGCCTTTGTCGAGAAGTATAACACACTGCCCACAAAGGAAGCACTATCAATTGAGTTGGACGGTAAGCACAATCTATCAGACAAGGAGTTCGGCGATTGTATTGACTATATTTCGCAGCTTGATATTGAGCAAGTCGAGGACCAAGCTTGGCTCATAGATACGACAGAGAAGTTCTGTCAAGAGAAGGCAATCTATAATGCTATTATGGAGAGCATCAGTATACTTGACGCCAACGGCCAAGAAGATCGAGACAAGGGCGCGATTCCAGACCTGCTATCTTCCGCTTTGAGTATCTCATTTGATCCTAATATTGGTCATGACTTTCTAGAAGATGCCGAGTCGCGATATGAGTTCTACCATCGTGCAGAAGAGCGCGTTCCCTTTGACTTAGAGTATATGAATAAGATCACTCAAGGCGGATTCCCTCGCAAGTCCCTGAATATATTCATGGCAGGTACTGGCGCTGGTAAATCTTTGGCTATGTGTCATATGGCATCAGCTAACCTTATGGATGGTAAAAACGTCCTGTATATCACAATGGAGATGGCTGAAGAGAAGATCTCCGAACGTATTGACGCTAACCTTTTGAATGTTACGATGGACGGATTGAAACAATTACCCAAGGATATGTTCACTAAGAAGATTGCGAGGGTTAAGGGCAAGACTGCCGGTAAGTTATTGGTGAAGGAATATCCCACGGCATCTGCTGGTACTGGTCACTTCAGGCATCTGCTCAATGAGATGAAGATGAAGAAGTCTTTCGTCCCTGATATTATCTACATTGACTACCTCAACATTTGTATGTCATCTCGTATGAAAGCTGGCTCTAATGTGAACTCATACACTCTGATCAAAGCAATCGCTGAAGAGCTGCGCGGCTTGGCTGTTGAGAAAAACGTCCCTATCGTATCTGCCACGCAAACAACAAGAAGTGGTTATGGCAGCAGCGATATCGACTTGACTGATACGTCTGAATCCTTTGGCCTTCCAGCTACAGCCGACTTCATGGCAGCATTGATTGTGACTGAGGAGTTAGACGAGCTTGGTCAGATTATGATAAAACAGTTGAAGAACCGTTACGGCGAAATGAGTACTCACAAGAGGTTTATGGTCGGCATTGACAGAGCTAAGATGAGGCTGTTTGATGTTGAGCAAATCGCCCAAGAAGATCTAGCCGATAACGGCCCAGTGTTTGATAATACAGCATACGGCAAACGCATGAAGGAAGACGATCAAATGCAGTGGGCGACTAAGAAGGCTGGTCGGAGAGATTTTAGTGGATTGAAGTGATGTCATTGGTACGCGTTCTCTCTCTCAATGTGCGCGTATCAATCATTTGACCTGAGTATGTCATCAAACTGCTTTCCTTTCGATTATAAATAGGGTATAATATACTCTCTGTTCTTAAGAAAGGCTGAATAATGTTAAAGTTTGACAACTACCTAATTGAAGCGACCAAGCAATGGTTAGGGTTTGAGCACCTTCCGACTAGCATAAATCCGGAGCTACGCAGGTTCCTGGATCGCCTACGGAAGATTGCACCGAATGATGTAATCTATATTGAACCCAAGTATGATTTTAGAAAAGCCACAAGTCAGCTGATTATCAAGGTTACTGACAAGTCACTTATCACTAAGTTAGTACAGCACAAAGATTTGATTGGATATGGGTTCTCTCCGTCTGGCGACAAGTTCATCACTTCCAAGCTTGTCAATGTTGGACTCTATCCATCTGGCGGTATGCGAGGAAGCGGTAAGTTGCCGAAGAAGGGTGAAACACTGACCAATCCGTCAACCGCCGAACAAGAGCAGGGGACAATTGAATATTTCCAGGCGGCATTCAAAGGAAAAAGACTGGGCCGTGAAGAAATTAGCAAGAAGGTTGGTTTCAACTTTGGCGCTGACTGGATGCACAACTTTGAACAGCAGTATGACGCCTTTGTTAAGAATATGGGCACGTTCCCAAAATCTAAAGTATATCTTGACTCGGATAAGAATGACTCCAACATCCTAATTAACCTCGCAAAGAAGTTTGGTTTGAAAGACTCTAAGGATAACTGGAACCCTGCCGATATATGGATCATGTCTTTGAACAGATCGCAGGTAATCGGTCAGACAAAAGACATAACATCCTTACATGAATTCAACGCTTGGTTATCTGACAAGTATGAATCAAGAGAAATTATTGGTGTCTCGCTGAAGAAAATTAGTGCAAGAAGCACCGGCAAGTTCGCTACCGTATCTGCTCTAGATTTACCTGATGTTGAACTAAAGCCAATGCGCGTTTTGTTCGACCCGTTTCAAAAGAACTTCATCTTCGAGACTCAGGGCAACATCAGCGGTTTCAACCTGAGAGTCGGCTATAAGGCTGGGACAATATCCAAGGCTGGCGATATCCGCGTATTTCTTGAAGGTAGGCAAAAGGGTTCTGATGTTCAGCTTGGCGCTGTATCCGCTCTACTGTTCCCTCAATTGGCCTCCGCTAACGGGTTTGACATTCCTTCCGATAAAACCAAGATCTTGAACGACCCGATGAAATACCTGAACACTACACTGCCCAAGTTGCTCAAAAATTCAGTGGTAGTTGATAAGGTTTCTCCATTTCCGACTTCCCCTGTGCAAATACAGGCTGGAGCATTTTTAACATATTATCTCGAGATTTTGCTATCAAGCAATCCAAATATATTCAAGAGCTGCTATTATTCCAGCATCAAGAAGAATGACTTCTCATCCATACATTGCAAAATATACTAGGAGCTACGATGTTAACCTTTGAACAATTCCACCTTCAACAAGAACTCGCTGAAGGCGTTAATGACCCTTCGATCTTCAAAGCTGTGTTTTTGGCTGGTGGGCCAGGATCTGGGAAATCGTTTGTAGTGGGTAAGACTGCCCTTCAAGCATTGGGTTTCAGGCTTATCAACTCCGATACTGCGTTCGAGAAAGGTTTGGCAAAAGCTGGCCTGTCAAGTTCTCCTGAAGATATCGCTTCAATTGAGGGGCAGAAGGTACGCGCTGGAGCAAAAGCCTTAACAGGAAAGATGATGTCGCGAGCACTTGAAGGAAGAATGGGTTTAGTAATCGACGGCACCGGAAAGGATTATGCTAAGATTAAAGGACAAGTTGACGACCTGAGAAAATTGGGTTATACTGTAAAGATGATATTTGTCAATACTGATTTAGAAACTTCTTTGAATAGAAATTCCAAGAGAGACCGATCATTGTCCCCCGAATTGGTCACTAAGATGTGGAAGGGCGTTCAGAATAACATCGGCAAGTTCCAAGGGCTGTTCCGCAACAGGATGATTATTGTAGACAACTCAGACGGTGCGGATATTGAGAGGTCAACGATCGAAGCGTATAAGGATATCATGACTTGGGCAAAGAAGCCGCCCGAAAACAGCATCGCTGCAAAGTGGATAGCGTCGCAAAAACCGCAGAAAATTAAAGAAGAAGTCAATGAAGGTAAATCAGCGGCAGACCGTTTGACAAGTCGACTGAAGAAGAAGGGTCTTGACCTAGACAAACGAGCCAAAGACAGAAAAGCTGAGTATGAAAGGCTCAAAAAACAATACGCTGCTGAAGATTCCGACCCTTGTTGGGATTCGCACAAGCAAGTTGGATCAAAGAAGAAGGACGGCAAGACCGTTCCTAACTGTGTGCCGAAATGAGGTTGTGTCAATGAAAAAGTTTAGTGAATTCCTAGCAGAAGAAAAGGTAAGATGGAAGAAAGTTCCGGATGGCTATGGTGCGGGTAATAAGAAAATCTTTAAACACGTGACCTCGGATGGTAAGTTTGAGATTCGGTTATCTGGTATGGACTCTATGAAGTTCAATAAGGACGGTAGTCAGAAACTGCTGGCCACTGTATTTGATAAGAGCGGAGACACCCCGAGATATCCAGTAACTGGATATAAGAATGTTGCTACTGCTAAGGCAGAAGTTCAACGATGGATAAAAGACCATGAAGAAGTTTAAATCATTCTTAATTGAAGAAAAGAACACACATATGCACCATCTTGAAGATGCTGTTCTTAATGGAGGCGTAAATGGTACAAGGCAAGCTATCAACTTACTTAGATCTCTTCGTGACATGCTTGCTGGCAACAGCAGTCGGGGTGTTTCTACTACTGTTAAATGGGACGGTGCTCCTGCTATCTTTGCTGGTTCCGATCCAAGTGACGGCGCATTCTTTGTGGCGAAAAAAGGTATCTTCAATAAGAACCCTAAAATCTACAAGACACCAGAAGAAGTAGACGCCGACACTAAAGGCGAACTTGCCACTAAGTTGAAGGATGCTCTCAAATACCTTCCCGAGCTTGGTATCACTGGAGTCGTACAGGGTGATTTTCTATTCAGTAAAGCTGACTTGAAATCTGAGGTACATGGCGGCGAGAAGGTTACGACCTTTCACCCAAACACTATAGTGTATTCCGTGCCTAGTAAGTCTGAGTTGGGCGCTACCATAAGGAAGGCCAAAATAGGCATCGTATGGCATACCACATACACCGGTACGAGCTTTGAGAATATGAAAGCGACATTCGGTAAGGAAATTGCCTCTAAACTCAACAGGACACCAAACGTCTGGTCGGTAGATGCTATGTTTACTGACGTTTCTGGTTCGGCTACGTTCACAGATAAAGAGACTAAGAAAGTGACGTCATACCTATCAGAGGTCGGCAAGTTATTTAAGAAGCTTGACGCCGCTACTCTTAATGGGATCTCAGATAATGCTTTGCTCCACCAAAAGGTTATGACACACTTCAATACAAAGGTGAGGGATGGGCAGAAGATTACAAACGTAAAATCTCACGTCAGAGATCTGATCGCCTATATAGAACGGTATTACGAAAAAGAAGCCGGCAAGAGAAGTACAGCTAAAGGCAAAACTTCTCAACTGGAGAAGCGTGATGACCTCTTGAAATACTTCTCGAAACCTAATGTGAATAATCTAGAGAACATCTTTTTGATGATGAATCTGTTGATTGATGCGAAAGAGATGATTATCAGTAAGATGGACCAAGCCAGTAACATTACAACACTATTGAGAACCAAAGACGGGTTTCAAGTTACTTCACCGGAAGGGTATGTAGCTATTGATAATGATGGTAGTGCTTTAAAGCTGGTAAACAGAATGCAGTTCAGTCATGCTAATTTCTCTTCTGACTACATAAAGGGTTGGGAGAAGGGATAAGTATTGGTTGTTATAAATAGACTTAAAAGGCGACAATATCTATTATACCTTATTTTGTGGATAAGTCAAGCTTTATTTTAGGTAAGTGTACGCAAAACCCTAGGAAATACAATGAAAAAAGTAGTAATGACTTTCGGCAGACTAAATCCGCCCACCGTCGGACACCAAAAGCTTGTAGATAAACTACTAGCCATTGGAAAGAAAGAGAAAGCTGACGTTAAGGTCTTTCTTTCTCACACTCAAAATAATAAAAAGGATCCTCTCAATTATGCTGAGAAGATTCGTTTCGCACGCAAAGCCTTCGGCAAAGTTATTGAGCAATCCAACTCAAAGACCATCATCCAAATCCTCCAAGAACTCCAAAAGAACTACACCGACCTAATTATGGTTGTTGGCTCTGATCGTGTTGGTGAATTTGGAGGCCTGCTTGATAAGTACAACGGAAAGGCATATAACTTTGATTCTATCAGCGTGATCTCAGCTGGAGCGCGCGACCCAGATTCTGTAGGCGTGGAGGGTATGTCCGCATCAAAGCTGCGCGCACTTGCTATTGAAGGCGACTTCGAAACATTCAAGACTGGACTTCCAAAGAAACTGACCGAAAAAGATGCTCAAGATATCTATGACACCATCCGTTCAGTCATCAAAGAAGATATGGATGAAGAAAGAAAGCCGCTAACAATATCGCAGCGTAAAGTCATTGGCCGCAGAATGAAGAAGCTTGCCCCAAAACTACAGCGTATCAAGAAGATGAAAGCCAAGAGAATGGCAAATACGGATGCTATTAAAAGTAGAGCAAAGAAAGCTGCTATTGCTACCGTTCGTAAGAAGGTCGCCGGTGATCGCGGAGTCAACTATAAAGAATTGTCCCCAAGCGATAAGATTCAGGTTGATAGACTAGTTCAAAAGAAATCAGCCATGGTCCAAAAACTGGCTAAGAAGTTGATTCCTGCTACGCGCAAGAAAGAGATTGCTAGATTGAAGTCCGCACGTGGTGGTGAAAAGACAGAGAGTTTTGACGCTTTATTTGAAGCTAAGATAAAGAACCCAGAGTCTAAGCACACTAAGAAGTTCCGAGATATGTTCGGAGAAGGTGAAGTTGAAGACGCCAAGCGTTCTATCGAAAGAGAAAAAGAAGCTGATAAGAAAAAGCACGACCGTGTATTAGATAGAGCCAGAACCGCAGATACTAGAGAAAAGAATCAACAAACTGAAGAAGTCATTACTGAAGCTGGTATTGCTGCCCTCCAAAAGAAGGCAGATAAGACTGGAGTATCTTATGACATCATCAAGAAAGTCTATGATCGCGGCATGGCTGCTTGGAAGACCAGCCACCGACCAGGAACTACACCACAACAGTGGGCTTTTGCTAGAGTTAATTCTTTCCTGACTGGAGGAACAACTCAAAAGACCACCGACTCCGATCTATGGGCTAAAGCTAAAGGTAAGAGTGAAGGGCTTGAAGAAGCTCCGACATCCCAAATTATAGATAAGCTCAAAGCTAAGACTGTTTCTAAAGGCAAGTATTCAGCTGCTAGTAAAGTGCTGAAGGATATCATGGACAGGAAGAAAAAAGAAGCAAACGGCAAGCCATTGAAGCACAGCTCCGAGTATTATGCAGCTCAGGTTTCAAAACAATATCCTGGGGTGAATCCTCGTATTCTCGCCAAAGCCGTAAACGAAGAACAATCCTGGCGTTCTGAGGGGCATTACACAGCTGACGGTGAAGAGTGGAAGGGCGACCAACACTCGCACAAAGGTCAGGTGATGACGGGTAAGGTGCACGACGAAGACAGCGTCAATCTTTATCACTATAAGGAATTGTCCCCTGAAGTGAAAAAGAAAGTTTCAGCAGCAATGTCGGAATGTGGTGCTGGCGAAGAAGGCACTGATGCTCTGGTCAAAAAATTGAAGAAAGATACTCCTAATGCTTAAATTTAAAGAATTCATAACTGAAAAAGAAAAAGATCCTCGGCTGGCCAAAGCTGGTGTTTCAGGCTTTAATAAGCCCAAAGGAACACCAAGCCACCCGAAGAAGAGTCATATTGTCGTTGCCAAAGATGGCGACAAGGTTAAGACTATCCGTTTCGGTGAGCAAGGTGCTTCAACTGCAGGCGACCCTAAAAAAGGCGAGTCTGATAAGATGAAAGCGAAGCGCAAGTCATTCAAGGCAAGACACGGCAAAAACATTGCCAAAGGTAAAATGTCAGCAGCATATTGGGCAGATAAAGTTAAGTGGTAAACACCACACACAAATAAACTAAATAGAACATGTAACAATAAAGGAATGAGAAATGAGCACGTTAATGAGCACCATCCGCCTAATGAACGAGTCGGTAGACACTATCTCTGAAGAAGTGGCTGAGTTTGATGTCAACGAAGCATTTGAATCAATTGAAGAAGCGGTTGAGTTTGATGTCAACGAAGCATTTGAAGCTCTTGATGAAAATCTTCGCTCCGATATTGCGAAAGTTGCTTCAAAGTACCCAGAAGGATCAAGCGTTAAGGTCAAAGGCAAATCTGCTAAAGTCGTGAGCCACGGTAAAGATTTCCTTGTCGTTTCTGCAGGTAAAGAAACGATGAATGTCGACTTGAAGGATGTTGTTAAAGAATCAGTCGAGCTTGAAGAAGGTGCTGAAGTATACACTATGAAGAAAGGTTCTTACACTCGTCAGGTTGACGGTAAAGAAGCCGACAAGATGAAGAAACAAGGTTGGAAGTTGGTTGGACGTGTTATCGCCGAAGATTACTTCACAGTACAATACTATGATGCGAAGGGTAAGGCAGAAGAAGGTAAATTCAAAGAATTTAAAGACGAGAAGTCTGCTAAGAAGCATTTAGACAGAGCCAACAAAGTGGTTAAAGATGGTGAGTATAAAATGTTCAAAGTAAAGGGCAGTATGGATGAGTCGGCTGAACTTGATGAAGCGTCTTACAAAGTACCAAAGAACTATGCTGCTATGATGGCCAAGAAAGCCAAGAAAGATAAACCATACGAAAAACAAATCGGTATGGGTGATTCTCGTAGCGAAAAAGAAATTCGTGATCAGATTAGTGGTTTGAGCGATGACACACTAAAGCAATGGGCAAATGATCCAGCAGGACG